TCAGATCGGCACGGCCACCAGATCGTGTCCCTCCGTCGCCACCACGCGCGCACGGGTGAACTCGCCGACCTTCAGCGTCTTGCTGATCTTTTCCGGCGGCAGCAGGCGAACCACGCCATCGATCTCGGGGGCATCGGCATAACTGCGGCCCACGCCGCCCCGGCGGCCCAGACCGGGTGCGGAGTCGACCAGCACCTGCATGGTGGAGCCGATGCGGCGCTGCAGACGCTGCATCGAGACTTCTTCGGCCACCGCCATGAACCGGGCACGGCGCTCTTCGCGCACGGCCTCGGGCAATGCGCCGGGCAAGTCGTTGGCCGTGGCGCCGGACACCGGCGAATAGGCAAAACAGCCTGCACGATCGATCTGTGCTTCACGCACGAAATCCAGCAGGTGCTCGAACTCGGCTTCGGTCTCGCCCGGGAAACCCGCGATGAACGTCGAACGCACCACCAGCTCGGGACACATCTCGCGCCACTTGGCGATGCGCTCCAGGTTGCGTTCGCCGCTGGCCGGCCGCTTCATGCGGCGCAGCACATCGGGATGGCTGTGCTGCAGCGGCACATCCAAGTAAGGCAGCACCAGGCCCTGAGCCATCAGCGGGATCACTTCGTCCACGCTGGGATAGGGATAGACGTAATGCATGCGCACCCAGGCGCCGTAGGGCTCGGCCAGGGCACCCAGCGACTGCGCCAGCTCCAGCATGCGGGTGCGCACAGGGCGGCCGTCCCAGAAACCGGTGCGGTACTTCACGTCGACGCCATAGGCCGAGGTGTCCTGGCTGATGATCAGCAGTTCCTTGACGCCGCCCTCGAACAGCGCTTTTGCTTCCTTGAGCACATCGCCGATCGGGCGGCTGACGAGGTCGCCGCGCATGCTGGGGATGATGCAGAACGTGCAGCGATGGTTGCAGCCTTCGCTGATCTTCAGGTAGGCGTAGTGCTTGGGCGTGAGCTTGATGCCCGCCTCGCCGAAGGCCCCGGGGATGAGGTCGACGAAGGGATCGTGCGGCTTGGGCAGATGGGTGTGGACGGCGTCCATCACCTCTTGCGTGGCATGGGGGCCCGTCACGGCCAGCACGCTGGGGTGCATCTTGCGCACGAAGTTGCCGTCGCCGCCCTCGCCGCCCATGGCCTCGGACGTCTTGGCGCCCAGGCAACCGGTGACGATCACCTTGCCATTGGCCGCCAGCGCTTCACCGATGGTGTCCAGGCTTTCCTTGACCGCGTCGTCGATGAAACCGCAGGTGTTGACGATCACCAGATCCGCTCCCTCGAAGGTCTTGGAGGTCTGGTAACCCTCGGCGCTGAGCTGCGTGAGAATGAGCTCGGAGTCGGTGAGGGCCTTGGGGCACCCCAATGATACCATACCTATACGCTTAGGCTTGACTGGCTGTTCGAGGACGGATGACATAGTGGGGATCAATTCTTTTAAATCTACGGGGTTGGTCTACAGCTACTTGAGGTTCTCAGATCCCAGGCAGTCAGTAGGCAGCAGCTCGGATCGTCAACTCGCGTACGCGGCCAAGTGGGCCACCGAACACGGGCTGCAGCTGGACAGCAGTCTCTCGCTACGCGACGAAGGCCTGTCCGCGTATCACCAGCACCACGTCAAGACAGGTGCGCTTGGCGTGTTTCTGAAGGCAGTAGAGGAAGGCCGAGTTCCGCAGGACTCAGTGCTGATCGTGGAAGGGCTGGACCGCCTCTCCCGCGCCGAACCGATCCAGGCTCAGGCGCAACTGGCGCAGATTGTAAATGCCGGCATCACAGTCGTCACTGCCAGTGACGGAAAAGCCTACAGTCGCGAGCGCCTGAAGGCCAATCCGATGGATTTGGTCTACAGCTTGCTGGTCATGATCCGGGCCCACGAGGAAAGCGACACCAAAAGCAAACGCGTGAAGGCCAGTATTCGGCGTCTTTGCGACGGATGGATGGCCGGAACCTTTCGCGGTCGCATCCGCCAGGGCAAAGATCCTCACTGGGTTCGTGAAACGGAAACCGGCTGGGAAATCGATCCTGCCCGGGCCCCGGCCGTATTGCGAATACTCCATCTCTATCAGAGTGGATGGGGTGGCACCCGAATCTGCGAACAGTTGAATGCCGAGGGCCTCCTGCTCTTCGGCACCGGAACGGAGAACCACTCCCAGCAGATCTATCGCCTGATCAAGCAGCGTGGGCTCACTGGCCACAAGGCCATTGAGCTCGATGGCGAGCAGTATCTGCTCCCTGATTACTACCCTGCCCTACTCAGCGAGGCAGAGTGGGACGAATTGCAGAGAGTCGCGTCCGAGCATGGTCGCCGGCGGGTTAAAGGTGAGCTTCCCCACGTGATCACCGGTATAGGCATCACGGTGTGCGGTTATTGCGGACGGCCGATGGCCGGGCAGAACCTTGCATCTAAAAAGAGACTGCCTGACGGCCGAATCCGTGACAGCTACAGAAGATTGTTGTGTGCATCCGCCGCGTCATACGGCGGAGGATGCGCGGTTTCGGGGAGCGTCAGCGTCGCCCCAGTCGAGCGGGCCATCATGTCGTATTGTTCCGACATCGTGAACCTCCAGGCTCTTTATGGAGCTGATCGATCCGAGGCCCCCAGGATGCGGGTTGCGGCCGCAAGAGAAAAGGTCGACGTCATCAACCGACAGTTGGAAAGATTGACCGACGCCATGCTGGCTGCGGCCGGCGAAGGGACCCCGCTGACCTTTGCCCGTCGTGCCCGGCAGCTTGAGGTCGACCTCGAGGCCGCTCAGAAAGCGTTGACCGAGGCCGAACGTGATCTGGCCAGCATGGCCAGGCAGGATCTCACTGGGGCAGATGAAGCTTGGGGTAGGCTCGCCGCCGGCGTCGACGCTCAGGAAGTGGAGGCAAGGCTCCAGGCGAGGCAGTTGGTGGCTGACACATTCGAGCGGATCATCGTTTATCACCGAGGCGTTCGGCCCAACGAGGACGATCCGGATCCCATTCTGGATATCGTGCTGGTCGCGCGGGGCGGGACCGCGCGACTCCTTCGTGTAGATCGAACGGGCCGCTGGATCAGCGCCGAGTCCCTCGAGAGCGAGGAGCAGCTCGCTTCGGGATAGGCTCGGCAATCACAGAAGGCTCGATTGGCTTGCTCAGAATGCGCAGAAAGCCTTGCCCTTTGAGAAAGTTGCGGTAGTTGTTGACCGCCACCGCCTCAGCCTCTTTCGCGACCGAGTCGCCGGCAGCGATGACCTGGCCGTCCTCGGTCACGATGGCGAGTCGCGCTGGACGTCCATCGACCGTCACGCTCAGCCCCTCATGAGATACCGCGCTGATCACTACACCGGGCACATTCCCGGTCCGTTGTGTGCCAATCATGCATGACCCCCTTGAACGCTGAGAGCGACTGCCACATCCCGAACCCAAATCGGTGTGGATCCCAAAACGAAAGTCTCGCCGCTCCAGGCCAGTAGAAGCGCCTGACCAAATACCTCTCCTATCGCCTCGGCTGCATCCGGCGGGACCATATTGCCGATCCGCTCTCGCCAAGCCTGATCGTTCTCACCGTCCATCTTGAAGTGACCCATGAGCTGCCGACGCTCGAAGTCGTCGTCGGGGTCGTAGTACGACTGGAGTGCGGCCAGCTCGAGAGTGGTAAAGGGTCGATGCCATGTGCCGTCAAGTGCATGGATGCGGCAAATCACCTTGTCCGTCGCCTTCGGCAAGGCTGGAACATTTTCGGCACCCTGCAGAATAGGGGACGTTCCAGACTCCGCTTTCCCCAGGGAATCGACGTCGGTTGGTGGTTCATGGGTGGAACATTCCAGTGCCCGGGGATCCGCGACCGTCCAGCGCCCGTTGTCATGGCATGCGGAGCCGCTGACGGCGCCGGCTGACTGTGTCCAGTCGATGACCCCATAGTGACCAGCGGTGAGGTAGCTATCCCCTTTCTCACGTCGCAGGCCAGGACGCGGATCCGCCACGGAAAACGCCCCATTGGCATTGCCGGCAATCACGGTGCGCGAGTGCTCGCCCCACGGGGTCACATGGTATTTGCCATGCAGCAGATCTGGATCGATGCCGCCACGAGGATCCTGCACACACTGCCCCGAGCCATGGGCGCTCGTGACTGCGCCGGCCGGGCCGGCCCATGGCACGATGCGGTACTCGTTGCTGTGCTTGGCTGGTCCCGCGTGTCGCGGATCGGCTACGCTGAATGTCCCCTGCCCTGGCGACTTCACGCCGATCACCGCTCCGGCCGTGTCGCTCATATGCATCACTCCAAACTGTTGATACTGGGCGGCGCCGGCGGGTGGCCTTGGGTCAGCGATCGAGAAACTGCCATTTGTGGGCCCGCCACGGCTGGTGACCGTCCCCGACGTGTCTTGCCAATTCTGAACGCCGAGGTAACCATGTCTTGCGTCGGGCATCACCAAGTAGTCTCGGAGGTGGCCATCTTCAACCGCCAGACGGTTGAGGCTTCGCCAGTCGCTGCCGGCCTCCACGAAAGCCAGCCGAACCCAGGTCTTCCACTGAAGTGAAGGGATGCGATGCATAGGGCCTGCCCGTTCGATATCGCCCGGTAGTGGCATGCGTTCCAGCACCTCTCCGACGCTGCGCAGTCGTCGCTTGACCGGTTCGTAGACAAAAGGCGGCACCTTCGCTGCGTGCCTGGCCACAAGTAGAAAGCGTCGCCGGCTTTGAGGCAAGCCACCCAGTTCACCGCAGTCGTGGGTCGTCTCGGCTACCTCATAGCCGTAACTTCGCAGCAGTTGAACGATCTGATCGAGCAGGTGCCTGCCACGTGTGGCGATCAGGGGCACGTTCTCGAAAAGGATCAATTCGACTGGGTCGTCCTTGTAGGCTTCGAGAGTCAGCCAGATCCCGCGCAATGTGAGTTCATTGAGAGCCTGGTACTTCGCGGTCATGCTCTTGCTGTTGGGCATCAAGCCGCTGAAACCCTTGCAAGGTGCCGACAGAAATAGGATGTGCGGATGCTCCCAGCCAAATGCCCGATGTATGTCCGCCGTCGTAGCCTCACGCCATTCAGATGGAGGTTCGCGTCCATGGAACGCTTCATACTGGCGGCTATCGGCCAGGTCCATCAGGGTGCCCTTTACGCCGGACTCGCGTTCGAAGTCAGCAATACCAGCCGGGTCGTTGTCGATGCCACCAACGCAGCGCATCTTGCCGATCATGACGCCGATGGATGGCTTGGACTTGTTGAAGCCCTTGGCACCGCCACCGGCGCCGCAGAACAGGTGTCCATGTCGGATTTCGCGGGTGATGGTCATGCTGCACCACCTTTCCCGACCAGGCTGGCAATTGAGGCTTCCCCCTTCTGTGAATCTTCGATCAACCTCTTGATCATCGACTCATGCTCTTCCTTGGACCTGATGACAGGATTGTTCAACGCAAAGGCTTGGCGCGCTGCATCCAGACGATGCAGGATCGGTGGCAGGTCTGTTTTGATGACTTCAAACAGAGAGCGCAATCCTTCCTCGTGAGGCTCCAGATAGTGCCGTCCCATGTGTTTATAGAACACGTCAAGAAATGCCATGAATCCATATCCAGCCAGTGCATCAAGCGCACGGATCTCTGGCTCATTCAATTTGAGCGTGACGGCTAAATCCAGTCGCGGGTTCTGTGTAAGACGACTCATGCAGGCCTCGCCGATTTCTTGTTGACTTGACTGCTCAACGGAATCACCTTCCCCGTGCGGGTATAGAGCGCCGGCACCGCGTCGCCAAAGTGAACGATGTTGGTGAATCCGGCCGGTTCCCGCGAGTGGTAAGCCTCTGCCCAGATCCCTTCGAAGGGAACCATGCAGCCGACCATGTCCGAGTACCAGAGCATCGAGTCACGGCACAAGCCGATGACTAGAACGCGTCGTGGCTGCGATGCCTGTCCTTCAGGCCAAGCCACAAGATCCGGAAAGTGCTGCCGGGTGAGTTCCGGAGCTTTGGATAAATCAAGTGCGCAGCTCATACCCGGGCCTGCCTTTCTGCTGTCTCCGCGCGAGCAGCGTGCTCGAGGTCGCGGTAGGTGTTGATGAACATTTCGCGCCAGGTCGCCCAGTTGCGGCGAACACGGTGCAGGGCTGTCAGATCGGTCGACCAAGGGGTAACCTCCTGACCTTTTGTATCGAGCGACGGCCAGATGCTCGAGCGACCGGGTTCGTATTCGATGAGGTCACGTCGCTCTGTGGCCAAAGCAATAAGGTCGATGTGGTGAAGCGTCGCGCGGTATTTCGCGAACGTTTCGACCAACCCATAACGCTCGCGAACCGCTTTCATGTGCCGGTTTTCAAACTCTCGCCATACATCGCCCAGCACCGCTTTGGCCGGGCTGCTCGCATCGCCCACGTAAGCTTCGTGGCCGTCGTGCATGAGTGCGGCAGCCTGGACGATGGCCGGTAGTCCCTGCTGCTGCGCGATATGGGCGCACAGCAAGCTGTGTTCGGCCACGCTGTAGGGCCGCAGGGCATGACCGGTAAACCGATTGATCTGTGCCAGGGCGCTGGCAATGTCGTCCAGCACGTACAGATTCGTGGTGTCGAGTGCCAGGTCGAACTCGTGCCCCTGGCTTGTGAGGATCCAAGTCATGCGTCGCCCCCTTGCATGTGCTCGAGCTCGGTGTAATTGATCGCCAGCTCAACGGGATCGGAGTTGCTCGAACCGTCCTTCCACGACACGATCCAGGCCGAGGCATCTTTTGCCCGCTCGATGCGCCCCACTTCCCGACGTGTGAAATGCACTCGCCCATCCACTGATTGGTCCGACTTGATCATCACGTGCTCGCCCACTTTGAAGTCGTTGGGCGATACGGCCTCAGCCTCACGCAAAGCGGCAGCAATGCCTGCCGCGGCTTCGGCCTGGGTGGTCTTGGCAGGCTTCCTGGCGGCGGCTGTCTGGGCCGGCAGGGCCGACTCTTTAGCCTGCGCCGTCATTTCAGCCTTAACCGCCTTCTGGGCCTTAGTCACGATGTTCTGGCGCCCCATATCGGCCGCGATCGCATTGATCCGGTTCTGTGTGGTCGGTACCGAGCCGCGGCCGGGCCAGTCCTTCACCATGACCAGCAACATCACAAGAGCCAGGATGTCGTCTCGACCGCTCCACGTGCGCACCGCATCACGGATCCCGTCCGTCTTGGCGACCTCACCCACCTCCAGAAGTCGGGCAACCAAGTCACGCTGCTCTGCTGTCATATCCTGGGTGAGGATCAGCGCGATTTCACGCATGGTGCAGGTATCGCTCTCAACCTCGATGTTGTCCCGCATCTCGACCCAGAGCGCCTCGATGGCGCGCGGCCGCCAGGTACGTTCATACAGCTCGGCGAGCTTCGCTTTGCTGGGCACCTCGGCCTCGGCCTGGACTGCCTGAGCGGCCCTCTTGTCGATCGCCACCAGCATTTGTCCAACAGTGCTCGCCGGCATGATCTCCAGCGCCCGCGACGTCGACGTCACCAGAACCATCGGCGTGAAATCTTGCCCATGAAGGGCCTCGCGCAGTGACTGTTCCCGGCCGTTGATTTTGCGGACCTCGTCCAGGTCGACGTAGCCGTTCATCGGACCGCCTTCCGCCGGCAGAATGGCCTTGGCGGCTTTGCCTTCCACCACCTCCAGACCGCGCTCACGTGCTTGGTCAATCAGCCTGGCCGCAGCCTGAGCAACCTCTGCCTGGGCCTGTTCATTCGGGTCGATGAAAAGCTCTGCATTGGCCCAGGGTTCTTCTTCCCGCAGTTGCAACCGATGGCTGAACTTCAGATAGTCCTGTGCTTCAGCAACCGACATGGTGCGGTTCGCATGCGTCTGGGTAAAGGCCTTGCAGGCTTCGGCCTGCAACGGCCCAGGCACGCGTGCCAGCAACTGGGCCAGGCTCACCCTGATCGACTTGGAGATGAGTGCCGAGCGGCCCTCCGGCCCCAGATCGAGCAGCTTGAGTCGAGTGCGGACATGCGATGTCGTCTTGCCGACATGTTCGGCCACACCGTCCATGGTCAATGCGGACTCGGCCATCAGCAGCTGATAACCCTCGGCCTCCTCGATCGCATGCAGGTCGCGGCGCTTGAGGTTCTCGACCAGTTGAGCGATCAGCGCTTCGCTGTCCGTCATTTTCAGCACCAGGACACGCAGAGTGCGCAGCCCTGCCATGTTGGCTGCGCGCAGCCGCTGATGACCCAGGACAACCTCGTACCCTGGCTTCTTTGCGCCTCTGCCGTGGCGGGCCATATGGTCGGAAAAACTCTCCTCGAGGCGTGCGGCAGGCAATGGCCTGGCCACGATAGGCTGCAGAACACCTTGCACCTTGATGCTGGCTGCCAGCTCGTCCAGGAATTCCGTATCGAAGTAGGTGCGCGGGTTGGTCCGGCTTTCGACAACTTCGCTAATCTGCACCAGACGCAGCTCGCCGCCCGCTGCCAGCTCGGAAACCACATCGTCTGGAAGCACCGTGAAGTCAGTCATGGGCAAGGAGATTTCGGCGTCGAAACCATCGACCTTCATGCGGTACTTCCCTGCCTTGCCTGTCCGCGTGATCGTGGCGATTGCGCCGGCCTCCAGCAGTCGCTCGCCATTTGCACGCTGAGCGTCGTCATGAATGCGCACGCGGCGCTTGATGAGGGGGTTCTTGACGACCGACATCAGTGCAACTCCTTGCTGAATGGAGTTGCCTTGTCAATGCCGCTAGAACCGGTCACGGCTTGGAGTGCCAGGATGTTCAGCCACGCAGGCACACGGCTGCCGATCTGGCCTTGCTCGGAGAGCTGGCGGCACAGTGCGATGCAGCGATTGGCCATGTCATGGGCCTGTTGCAAGCCCAGGGTGGGCTCATTGCTCAGGTACCAAGCCAGCACGTGGGACGCAATCTCCGTCCACACGCGTTGAGTGTGCTCAGGCTGTTGGTCCCACTTTGGACAAACAAGCTTTTGCTCCGGTGACATCAAGTTGAAGGCGGCTTCATACGCAACCTTCCCGAGAATCCCGGGTGGACTGATAGTCTTCGTGTTCATTGAAGGTCCTTGCGGAGTGATGCCGGCGTATCCGGCAGATGGATAAAGGTCGCTTCGCAGTCCAGTCTTTTGCTGCGAAAGCGTGGGTTGACGGCCTCGATTTCCACGCGCTGTTTGCGCATTCGTGAGGCCATAGATCGAGCGGCATGGCCGCTGGCATTGCTTGAGTCGGGGTAGTGGTGCAGGGCCTTGACGACCTGGTCGTCTGCGGCCTGGATCTCGATGCAGAGAACCGGTCGACCGGTCGTGCCGTAGCGGCATTCGCAACTAATCACGGTGCCCGTGATGCGCAGTCGAAATGCCATCGCCCTTCCCTGTCCGGTCAGTTCGGACGCCAAAGAAAGACGTCCAGGCCGATCACGAACAGCCCGATGACGACGGCCAGGCCCACACAAACGCCGGCGGCACGAAACCCGAACGCAGGCTCAGGCAACGGACTGTCCCGATATGCGACGAGGTTGTTTGTGACGATCTGCTCGTCAGTGGGAGATGTCGGCCAAAAACCTTGCCAGCGAGGCGTGTGCGCACCAGGTGCCGCAACAACCTCACTCGAGTCGATGTGACGGCCAAAGGCTTGGTCCAGCGATCGAGGGTGTGTGTAGGCCAGCAGATCCTGATGGCCGAGGGCTTGAAGTTCGCGCATGTTCATGGCAGCAACTCCAGTCCACGCAACACATGGACGTACAGAATAAGCAGCCCGGCCGTGCATGAGATGCAAGCCAGCGTTTTGATGACGTTCGGCTTGTTTGGATCCTCGGGCGGATCTGTGCGGTACTCGGCGTTGACAGCGCTTTCCGGGGCTGTGACCGGTTGAGGGTGCGACATGAGTCCTCCATCTGTGAAGATGGAGGGATTAAATCATGCTTTACTTTTATCTGTAAAGCATTCTTTACTTTCAGGCGAAGTTGTCTTGTCGATGCTTCCTGGGAGCATCTTCAAAACATGGTCCTAATAACGACTGAAGTCTCAGCCTGGCCCGGCAAGGGAAGCGCTAGCCCTCATCCCCACTACTGCTGGGCCTGTCCTGGCTGGGAAACAGGTAGATCTTTGCGCTAGCCGATTGATCGTTTCTTATCTAAGACCTTCCGCTCCCATTGCTGTACTAGAGCATCGAGGTTCTCATCTATGAACTCGATCGCCTCCTCGGGGAGCGCGGAGATCCGCTGATGGTTGACCCTACGGAATGGCCAGTTTCCTGAGTTTCCTGTGGCTTGATTGGCACTCTCAGCTTGGAGATGCCGGTCCGTGTGCGGAGCGCCTTTTCCAGTTGCAAGCCAGACGGAGCTGACGCCTAAGTAGACAGCGGCAAAGGCACTGTTCTCTGCTGTAAGTGCCTTGGTCTTTCCGGAAATCACTTGATAAACAGCTTGCACGCTAACGCCCAGCTCAGTTGCTAGGCTTTTTGCATCCTTGCCCGCGAGTTTTAGGGCTTGATCAAGGCGTTCACCGTATGTCATTGACGAAAGCATACTTTCATACGCTGTAAGCATGGTTGGCATTGATTAAAGAATGCTTTAAACTGCAGCGATGTTGAAAACGACTGCAATCAAGTTGCTCGGCGGTAGTCGCCGAGTCGCCGCTCAAAAGCTGGGAGTTACGCCCCAGGCAATCAGTGGCTGGCCTGATCCGCTTCCACCGCGAATCGAAGACAGGGTTGTCGCGGCCGTTGCACGTGAGCACCTGCCGTCTCATTTTTGGAGTGATCCACCTCCATCGTCTCCAAACCATGGGTCAACTTTTTCTGTTTGCGATCCTGTTAGCGGAACAGCCAATGCGTAGCTCGCGCCATCGCAAAAAGCACCTTGCTCGAGTTCTTTTCAATGCCAGTTCAAGCTTGATATCACTCGGAAATTGCGGCCACGCCGATTGTTTTTCTTGCTTCATTGAGTTTGTAGGTGACTGAATGAGCGCCAGTATTTCCGTTCCACCCGGCCTCGCCTATGGCGTAGACGAGGTCATTCCCGCCGTGTTGCCGAGCACCGACGTCAAGTCAGCGGCCTACCAAGTCGCTCACAGCTACCCCGGTGGCCTCAAGTCTCTGGCTCATGCCATGGACATGCCGCTGAGCTCGCTCGAGAAAAAGATCAGTCCGTCCAACGAGACCCACAACCTTTCTCCTGCTGAGCAACTGCTGTTGCAGCATCTCACCGGCAAGGTCACCGTGCTCCAGGCCATGGCCCACTCGCTGGGTTATGTGGTCGTCAAGGCTACCCCCGACCAATCGGGTGGCGATGTGTTTGAGGCATTTGCGATCCAACAGCAGTCGCAGAGCGACTTCATGCGTTCGATCGCGGACCCGCTTGCCACCAGCGGACTGGATGGGTTCACGACGGGCAACGAGATCCGCCGTATCGATTACTGCGCACAAGAACTGATCACAGCCACGTTCAATCTGGTCGGGGTGATGTTCTCGCGCAAGCGACCTACCCCGTCGGCCAACTGAGATGCAAGTCAATATCCAGTTGCAGGGCTTGGAAAAGGTCCAAAAGCTGATGGACAAGCTCAGCGGTCCAGCGACGCGCCAAGCCATGGCCAAGGCGATCAACGACACCGGGTTCCAGATCCGGCGGACGATGCAAAACGAGATGCGCAGCGTCTTCGACAGACCGACAACCTACATCACGAGTAGTCCGCGCGTCCAAATGGCGACGCCGGAAAAGCTCACTGCAACCGTTCTTCCGACCTACGCGGGCGGCAAGGGCATCGATCCTCAAAAGATCCTCGATGCGCAGGCACACGGTGGGCGCCGAAACGACAAACGCAGCGAAGTGTCGCTACGCAAGGCGGGCATTCTGCCGTCGGGATATCAAACGGTGATCCCCGCGACACCGTACCCCGGAAGCGACGACGGCCGCGGCAATATCCGCGGCCCATTTCTTGTTCAGTTGCTCAGCTACTTCCAGGCCTTTGGTGAGCAGGGGTACCGCGCGAACATGTCCAGCCGGACCCAAGCCAAGTTGCACAAGGGCAACGACAAGGTCGCCGGTCGTCGTTACTTCGTCGCTTATGGCCGGCTGAGGGGTGGGCGTAGCGGCCACTTGCCGCCCGGCATATGGGCGGCCCAAGGTACGGGTGGCGTCGACGTGCGCCCAGTCCTTTTGTTCGTTCGCCGGGCCAGCTATCGCCCATTGCTGCGCATGGACACAGTAGCTCGCAAAGCCAATGCGAACGAATACCTCGCACGCCGCATGCGCAAACACATCCGTGACGCCGTGGGCGTCTGATCGCACAACGACAAGGACATCTCAAACGTGCAGGAAAACTATCACACCGTCGTCGACCAGATGGAAGCGTTCGGCATCAAATTTCGCAAAACGGATCTTCCACTTAAAACGGATCAGGCGAAGCGAAAGACGTGCGGCCTTGGTGGCAAATGGTGGTACCGCGTCTACGAGTTCAAGCCGAAGAACAGCAACAGGACCTTTGTGGTCGGCAGCTTCGGCAGCTACAAGACTGGGGACTGGCAGAAGGTCGACGTGAACTGGGAAGGTTTGAGCGACGAACAACGTGAACAGGCCGCTCAACAACAGGCAGATGTCGAGGCCGCGGCCGAGCAGCAGCGCAAGATGATCGCGCACCAAGCCGCCCTGTCTGCGGTCGAGGTCTGGCGGCGTGGCCGGCCTGAGGGGCAGTCTCCTTACCTCGAGGCGAAAGGCTTGGTGGGCGAGTCGTGCCGTTACGTGCTCGAGGACGTGTGGATGATCGTCGACGAAGACGCGGACGTATTCGAGTACTCGGCATCAGGAACACCAGCTCGTCCCAAAGAGCGTCGTGTCCAGTTGCCTGTTGGCACGCTGCTGCTACCGATGATTCGTTACGACCTGGCTCGAGAGCAAGCCCTGCAGGCCGTTCAACACGTGTTGCCCAACGGACGCAAGATTTTCACCAAGGGCTTCCACAAGCCAGGCTGTGCTCTTCGGCTGGGTGAGATTGGAGAGGATCCGTGGCTGATCATGATGTGCGAAGGCTACGCCACTGGATTGAGTGTGCGCCTGGCCATCGACTGCCGCTTTCCGGTTTTCGTGGCCTTCGATGCCGGCAACCTCATGCCGGTAGCCCAATTGTTGGCCGACAAGTATCCAGATGCGCACATCCTGGTTTGCGCGGATGACGATTGGACAACCCGTGATCAGCTGACTGGCAAGCTCAACAACCCGGGCAAGACAAAAGCCAAGGCTGTGAGCCGTGCCGTGCCCAATACCTCCTGGATCTGGCCGGTTTTCGAGAACGTGATCCGCCACCCAAAGGATACGGATTTCGATGACCTACGCCGACGCGAAGGTCTCGACATTGCCAGGGCCCAGATCGGCGGGGTGGTGAAGCATCTGGAGCGGCGATATGGTCGATAAGCCGGTCACAGACGACCGTTGGTCGACCACTGACGCTGGCGTGCAGCCAGCGTCCACCTCGACTCACGGCGCGGAGGCGCCGCATGATGGACCCGACGCATGCTGCGACGCTGTAGACGGCGCTGGAGCCAACGGATCCCAAGCCACCACCGATGGCGCGAATGCGCCATCGCACGTCACCCTCGGCGCGGACGCGCCGCTGGATGAAGCTCTGTCTTCGAACGTGGCTGACTTTGGCGCAGCGCTCAGGCAGCGTCACGCTGCTGATTTATCTTCATCTTCTGCAGCCGCTCCCCTCTCCCCCGAAAAGGCGCCAGCGCCCTCAGGTAGGAGGGGGGGTAAGGCCGACGCAAAGAAAAAGGGCGATGGCGGGGGCGGAAAGCCGCCTCCTAAGCAACCGGACTGGGGCAAGTACAACTACCTGGTCAAGAATTTCTCGTTGATCTACGGCACAGATACGGTCTGGGACGATGAGCACCGCCTCACCATGAAGATCTCGGCTATGGCCCACGCGCACGGCGGCGACATGGTGAAGATGTGGAAGGCGTCCGAACAGCGCAGGACGGTTTTACTCACAAACATCGTCTTCGATCCGACAGCAACCTGTGATGCGGACACCTGCATCAACCTTTTCGATGGCATGGCGCACGAGCCCGAGCCCTGCCTGGACGAAGAGATCCAGGTGATGCTGGATCTGCTGCGCCACCTTTGCAGTGACTGCGATAGCGGCGCCACAAAAATCGATGATGTCATGCACTGGGTGCTGTGCTGGCTGGCTCTGCCGCTTCAGAGGCCCGGCACAAAACAGCAGACCGCCCTCGTCTTTCACGGGGCCCAGGGCACTGGTAAAAATCTTTTCTTCGATTGCATCAAGCGCATCTACGGCAAATACGGCGCGATGATTGGTCAGACCGAGCTCGAGGACAAATACAACGCTTGGCTCAGCGCAAAAATGATGCTCGTCGCCGATGAGGTGACCACCAGGCAAGAGCTGTATCACAACAAAAATAAGCTCAAGTGGCTGATCACCCAGACCGACCCAGTCCCGATCCGCGCCATGCACGCTGACACACGGTGGGAGACCAACTATTCGAACCTAGTCTTCCTATCGAACGAGTCGAAGCCATTGGTTCTGGAGCCCGGTGATCGACGAATGCTGGTGGTTTATACGCCCGTCCCGGCCGTCGAGTCGCTGTATCGGCGTGTAGCCGATTTCCTGGCCGATGGAGGAGAGGCCAAGTTCTATGACTACCTGCTGCGGTACGACATCGGCGACTTTCACCCCCACGTCAAGCCCTTGATGACCGAGGCCAAGAAAGACTTGATCGTCCTGAGCATGCAGGCGCATGAGCGATTTCTGCACGAATGGTTTGAGGGATTTCTGCCTCTCCCCCTGCGGGTGTGCTCTGCTGAGCAACTCTACAAAGCATTCATGCGTTGGGCTGACATGGCTGGAGAACGCTACCGCCCGAATCGTGAAGCGTTCACACGGGAGGCGCGGCGCTATGTTGTTGAAAGGGTGGACCTTGATGCGAACGGCAAACGGTGCCAGCCGAAGCTGTCATACAAGGTCATCAACGTCCGAAGCCCCGAAACTTCCAATGGTCGAAAGGCCATGCGTTGCTGGATTCCAGATGGATGCGGCATTCCTGAAGATGGTCAATCTGAAGGTGATTGGGCCGCCGCTGGCATCGATGCATTCACCACATCGCTCAATAAGTTCTATTATTCGGACCGAGCACCTGGCATGAGCGGTGGACAAGAGGACGGTAATGACTGAGCCTCGCCATCCCTTGACAGAAGAAAACCCAGGTTTTATGCGGGTTCCAGCGTCATTTCCTCGTTTACGCCCTGTCGTTACGCGCGTTACGAGTTGCGTTACGCCGCTAGGCCCCGTCGTTACGTGTGTTACGCGTGTTACGCGACATTTGTCACACATGTGTGTGCGTGCACATGTGTGCAGACGCGTACGTACCTGCGTGTATGCACACGAGGCAAAACCGCGTAACACGCGTAACACGCGTAACCATGCGGGTTTGCGGCGTAACGCACTGCGTATCACACGTAACCATGCGGCCTGCGAGCGCATTTCACCTGCCTGCGCCTTATTCCATGCGGGTTCCCGTTCCCTCACACGTTTCTTTTTTCAAAAAGAAGTTGGAATAGGGTTAAAGCTGTTTGTCTTGGCAGCGATCAATGCGATTCCAGGCCCTGCAGCGCATTTCTGTTCGTCACTGCGCCCTACCCCTTGCCAACCCTGCCTTGACCTGCCTGCGGCCCGCCCTGGACCGCGCGCGCCCCGATGCCGTGTCGGTCTCTCGCGGCTGGCCGCTGCCCCTCTGCCTCCGTCGCCCTCGATGCACCGAGGCGGTGCACTCCAGCCAAGTTCGGCGGGTCCTCCCGGACCAATGTCGATTGCGGGTAATTCGAACCCCGCCGAATCTCTAGTTCTCACAAGTTGTATGAGGTAAGTAAGCATGAGGATCGTTGGTCAGACTGACATCAGCGCTATATTTGGAGTAGCACCCAAGACGATCACGGAGTGGCAAAGCCAGGGCATGCCCGTGGCAGTCCAGGGTGGCCCGGGGATCCCGAGCGAATACGAATCCGACGACTGCATTCGGTGGCTGGTCTCACGTGAGGTGTCCAAAATCCAAGGCGAGTCGCCCAAGGATCGGCTTGACCGGCTCAAGGGCGATCAGATCGAGTTCGAGATGGCCAAGGAACGGCGCCAATACATCCCGGCCGACGAAATCGCACCGGTGTGGGAGGGGGCTGTTCTGCAAGCCCGCGAGTTTTTGGTTGGCGAACCCGGCCGCGTCGCGAACCTGTGTGTGGGACGGGACCGTGCACAGATTGCCGAGCTGCTCACCGCCACGTTTGACGGCTTCCTGGCCCGCTTGGCCCAGTCGGTCTCGATCGACGACGAGTCGAGCGATGCAGACGATGAGGGTGAGGAGGAACTCGAATGAGCGTGCCGCATGTACCCGCTGCCAGCTCGCACGCTCATTGGGCTCGCATGGCATTGCGCGGCATGTTCCGTCGCACCTGGTCCAAGCTCAAGCCGCCGCCGCGCCTCAATTGCGCCCAGTGGGCCGCCAAGAATCGATGGCTGAGCGAGGAGGAAAGTGCCATTCCTGGCAAGTTCAAATGGGCGGTCTCACCGGCCCTTGAAGACATTGCCATCGCCTGCAGCAGACCGGGCGTGCGCAAGGTCGTAGTTCAGAAGTCTGCACAGGTCGGTTACACCGCCGGCATCGTTTGCAATGTCATCGGCTACAACGTGCATTACCGGCCCAGCGTTATCGTGGCGCTCTTTCCTCGCACCCAGTCAGCCAAGGATTTCTCAACCGAAAAGCTTGAACCGACTATCCGTGCAACGGCAGTATTGGCCAGCCGCATCGAGCTGCGCAGCCGCGCCCTCGGCAACTCGACGCTGCGCAAGAAATTTCCGGGCGGCCTGCTCAAGCTGGTGGGGTCCAACAGCCCGGCCGACGTGAAGTCGACAAGCGCCCGCATCGGTATTGCCGAGGAGCCCGACGACGTGTCGAACGACGTGCGGGGCCAGGGCAACAGCTTGCGTCTGCTGCAGGAACGTCTCAAGACCTACGGCGACAGTCTATTTCTGCTCGGTGGTACACCCACGGCCAAGGGGGCCAGTGCCATCGAAGCCGAGATGCAGACCACCGACAAGCAGTACTTCTACGCGCCTTGCCATGGCTGCGGCGAAGCGCACATCGTCGGTTGGCAGCATGTGACCATCCCACAGGACACCGAGCAACCGCCTCGCGAGGTCTACAACCACCACTGGTGGGAACGCGCGTACTACACCTGCCCCCACTGCGGCGAGACCTGGAGCGACGACCAGCGCATTGCCAACATTCGTCGCGCGAAGGCCGCCGGCTTTGGCTGGCTGGCCACGGCGAAAAGTGAGAACCCTGGTTTCTACCTCAACGAGCTGCTGAGCACATTCGACGGATCTCGCGTGCCAGTCCTTGCAGAAAAGTACCTGGTTGCAAAGGACAAGATGGATAAGGGCGATCCGTCAGACATGATCGCCTTCCGCAACTCCACCGAGGGGCTGCCTTGGGAGTACAAGGGCGAGCTGCCAGAGGAGGATGAGCTGCGCAACCGAGCCGAGCCTTACGCCGAGTGGTCCTGCCCAGCTCGTGCATTGGAGCCCGTGATGATGGTCGACGTCCAGCACGATCGCGTAGCGGTCACGGTCTGGGTGTTCGGCCGCGGTGAGGAGATGTGGCTTGCACATTGGGGGGAGTACTACGGCAAAACCGTAGTGGCCCACCAGGGTGCTTGGCTTGAGCTCGAGGCGCTGCTCGATCGACGCGTCCGCAATTCCCTGGGTGTCGGTCTGCGCATGAGAGCCATCGCAATCGACTCCGGTGACGGACAGACCAGTGAGGCGGTCTACTCGTTTGTACGGAAGCATCACAAGGTCGAGCGACCGGTGTACGCCGTGAAGGGTGCATCGGACGATGTCGGCAAAGTCGAGATCTGGCAGCCACCCAAAGCCATCGACCCGAATGGGCGATCAACTAAAGCCAGTCGGATGGGCATCGTGGTGCACATGGTGGGCACGGCAAAAGCCAAAGATTTGATCCTGGGATGGTCCGAGGATGCAGGTCGCGTCCGGCTATCGGGCGATGGCCCAGGCCACATGCATTGGTACGAAGGTGTGCGAGACGACTTTTTCGAACAACTGCTGGGGGAGATCAAGATTCCCAGTCGTACCAACACACGCCTCCGCGTCTGGAAGGAACGACGTGATCGAAACCATGAAGCTCTGGACTGCACGGTCTACGCTGTGTGGTGCTACCGGCAACTGCGCCTCCATTTGCGCAAACCGGCCCAGTGGGATCTGGCGGATTTCAGGATGCGTCAATCGCCGCTCATGGAGGTCGACGGCGATCTGATCGCGTTGCCCGACCCGGCATCGCATGAACTGGAAACGTCACCAGTTGAACGCACCACACCTACTACCCCCTCTCCCTTCGAAACGCTTCCGCTGACACCAGCAGCACCTGCAGCACCGCCTGCACCCAACTTGCGCCGCCCCCCTGCCCCTGCCCCTGCTCCGGCCCGATCTGGCCGGTCGTTTGCCAGCCGCGAATGGTCTTTCCGCAGATGAAACACGTGAACAAAAATCTAACCCCCGGCCAGGCCGACGACATGGCCGTCCAGCTCGAGCAAGAGATCGTCGAGATCCTGCTGCAGGAAGGTGGCATGCATGAGCGTGACGCTGCCCTGCAGGCTACGGTTTTGGTCAAGGGACTGCGGGAACGCCTTGGCGGGCAGCGTCTAGGTACACGAGGGCTCTACATCCCTGCTCCCGACAAGAGCTCGCGAGATGAGGCAATCCGGCAGGAATGGAACGGCAAGAATCGTCGCGAGCTCATGCGCAAATACAACGTGCGGCGATCTCGCTTCTACGAAATCATCAAGGGCAAGCCCAACCAGGTGGTGGTGGCCCTCTCGCATTTGTGTCCGGTTTCTTCCCATGAAACCGGACAAGAAAAGCAATAGCTTCGGGGAATTTCCTCGGAGCACACCATGCCAGCCATCACTCAAGACGACATCGACAACCTCGACAAAGCCATCGCCAGCGGAGAGCTCACCGTCACCACGCGCAACGGCACGGTGACCTACCGCTCGATCAGCGAACTCAAGGATGCTCGCACTCACTTGCTTCAGGTTCTGAATCCCCAGCGCGGCCGCACCTTCGGCGGCGTGTCCGTCAGCTTGGCACGTTTTGATCGCTAAGGGGCTCGCATGAACCTCTTTGACCGCGCTGTTGCTTGGGCAGATCCGATCATCGGCCTGCGCCGGGCCCAGGCTCGCAAGGCTCTCGCCTACTACGAAGCGACCCAGCCAGGTCGCATGCGCAAAAATCGTGTTGGCAACCCCAGTCCGAATCAGTTGACGAGCATGAGCGGCAAACAACTGCGCGACCATGCCCGTTACCTAGAGCGCAATCACGATCTCACCCGCGGTGCATTGCGCACCATGGTGAACAACATCGTGGGGCCGAATGGCATCGGGATCGAGCCCCAACCGAAACGCATGGACGGCAGCATTCATGAGGAATACGCGGCCGGTTTACGGGAGATCACACGCCAGTGGCGTAGACGCCCCGAGGTGACCCACAAAATGCATGCGGCCCAGATGGAACGCATGATTTGCTATTCGTGGATCCGCGATGGCGAGTGCTTCGAACAGAAGGTCATCGGTCAGGCGCCCGGCTTGCTTCACGGCTCAGCGCTTCCATTCTCACTCGAGGTTTTGGAAGCGGACTTCGTCCCACTGGACTACACCGACACCAGCCGGAGCATTCGCCAAGGCATCCAGGTCAACGCCTGGGGCCGTCCCATCAACTACGTGGTCTACAAGGGAGATCCACGTGAAGGCATGACCTGGCTATCTCCCGGCGATCTGAAGTTCGTTCCTGCTGGCAACGTCATCCACGTCAGCACCCTCGATCGACTGCACCAGGATCGCGGTGTCTCCGAGTTTGCAAGCGTTTTGACCCGCATCGAGGACCTGAAAGACTACGAGGAGTCGGAGCGCATCGCAGCCAAAGTCGCGGCCTCATTGACCGCGTATGTAAGGCGTGCGGCTCCAAGCGAAGCCGGCTACACAGGCCCCATGGAGGATCCGAAAACAGGCGAGGCACTGGCCCGCGAACTGTTCATGGAACCAGGGATGATTCTTGAAGGGCTGGCACCAGGTGAGGATATTGGCCTGATCGACAGCAACAGGCCCAATCCCAACCTGGTGAGCTGGCGGGCAGGTCAATTGCGGGCCTATGCCGCGGGCCTTGGTGCCAGCTATTCAAGCATCAGCAGAGATTACAACGGCACATACAGTGCGCTTCGGCAAGAACTGGTCGAGCAGTGGGTGCACTACGCAGTCTTGACGGATGACTTCATCGGGATGCACAGCCAGCCGGTGCACTCCACGATCGTCCAGGTCTCCCACCTGTCGGGCTTGCTGCCTATTCCGAAAGATGTGAAGCCAGGAACTGAGGACGAGTGTCTGTTCATCGGGCAGTCCATGCCCTGGATTGACCCGCTGAAAGAGGCGCAGGCTTGGTTGTCCCTGGTGCAGGCAGGCTTTGCGAGTGAGGTAGAGGTCATCCGCAGGCGCGGGGGGAATCCACGGGATGTGTTGGATCAGGTATCGGAATTCCGAAACGAAACCGCGAAGCGGGCCTTAATGTTCAACAGCAACGCGGCGACCAAAACCGCCGGATTATCACCAACGGATCCTCCCGCTGTTGCCGAAGAGTAATGGCGAGTGCAAGATCGAACAGAATGGCGTTTTCATCACATGGAGGGACCATGAATAGATTGATCATCGTCGGCCTGTCAGCGCTATTGGCTTCGTGTGCTCAACCGCCTAGATCCGCGTATACCCCAGAGGTCTACCAAATCAGCGCACCCTTTGATGCTGAAGCTACTCGCTCGCAGCTCGAGACGGGGACTGCGACGGTTTCGGGAACAGCATTCCTTCGTCAAAATGGCGGCGGCGTTGTGACTTGCGCTGGATCGCCGGTGCATCTGTTTCCGGCAACACCCTATGCGAAAGAGCGAATCGAGAAAACGTACATCGGTGGTCCATCGATCTCCACCCCTCGCTACGTGCAGAGCTTCGGGAACTCGAATGACTACACGGTTTATCCAGACCCCCCTGAGTTCGCTAGATTGAAGAAGTCCACGCTTTGCGATGCTCAAGGAAATTTTGAATTCAAGAACTTAAAACCTGGCTTGTACTACCTCGCGACCAAAGTGGAATGGCACGTAACGACTGTGCAGGGTGGCGAACTGCTGGCCTTGGTCGACGTTCAAAGCAACGACCAACCACGGTTGATCTTGACGCGTCCCTAGTCACCTCGCTCAGTTGGAAATCGGATGTAGCACCAGTGCCTGCCCACAGTAGAAAACAAATGGGCTGACTGCCCGCTCACCGTCTCCACGAAAAAATCGTCCGGTTTCTTCCCATGAAACCGGACGCTTTTTTTTGGAGACTGCCTGCACTCAACAACTCCGAGGCAGGCCATGAGCTGGTTCCGAATCAACAGAAAAGCACCTATGGCCGCAGCCGCTGCCGGTGTGATCGCGGCCGCCACCATCCATATTTATGGCGATATCGGAGAGAGCTGGTGGGATGAGACGGTATCGGCCCGTGGATTCGTTGCCGAGCTCAACGAATTGGATGTCACCGAGATCGATGTTCGGATCAACAGTCTGGGCGGTTCGGTGCCGGACGGCTTGGCCATCTACAACGCGATGCGCCGGCACAAAGCCAACATCACGGTGCACGTGGATGGCATCGCTTACTCGATCGCCAGCCTGATCGCGATGGGCGGCGACAAGGTTCGCATGGCCAGCAACGCGCTGATGATGATCCATGCACCCTGGACTGTGGCCGCAGGCAACAGCGCAGAACTGCGCGAGATGGCCGACCAACTGGACACCTGGGCGACTGCCATGTCGACCAGCTACGCCAAACGCACAGGCGATCAGCCTGCTGCGCTTGCCTTGCTGACAGACGGCAAGGATCACTTCTTCACTGCAACCGAAGCACTCGAGCTGCGCCTCATCGATGAAATCGGTGACGAAGTCGCACCGATCGAGGCGTCTGTTCGCGGCCTCGACCTATCCCGTTTTCGCTCGCTGCCGGCCGCGCTGGCTCAGAGCAATCCCCCTGCCGCACCCGCGGCGCAACCTCAAGGAAGTCAGATGACGACTAAAACGAATCCCCCCGCGGCCGGCGCTCAACCCGGCGCGACTGCAGCACCTGGCCAGCCGGCTCCTGCAGCTGGTGGCGGCACAGCCCCCGACGCTGCCGCCCAGACGGCTATTTTTGCCGCCGACCGCCAACGTCGCACCGACATCCGCTCTTCGTTCTCGTTCTTCGCAAGTCACGAGGGTGTGGATGCGCTTCGCCAGGCGTGCGAGGATGATCACACCGTGACCGTCGAGGCAGCGGGCGCCCGCCTGCTGGCCCATCTGGGTTCCCAGGCTGCTCCCATCGCAGGCGCACGTCGCGTGACGACCGTCGAAGATGAAGCCGACAAGCGCCGCACAGGCGTTGTCGCCTCCCTGCTCGTTCGCGCTGGGTACGGCAGCAAAGAAGATCGAGCCAATCATGGCGCCAATCCCTGGCGCGGCATGACGCTCCTGGAGCTGGCACGGGCCAGCCTGCGTTCGTCAGGCCTGAGCGAGCGCAGTATGGACAAACGTGATCTGGTCTCTGCGGCCTTTACGCACTCCACGAGCGATTTCCCTGTGCTGCTGGCCGATGTGGTGCACCGCACCCTGCAGTCCGCCTACGCCACCCAAGCCCTGACCTGGCGGCGTTTCTGCAAGGTCGGGCAGGTGAGCGACTTCCGCGAGCACAAGCGGATCCGCATCGGCTCGCTGGGCAACCTGCAGGAAAAGAACGAGCTGGGCGAGTACAAGAGCATTCCGCTGCCGGACGGCGAAACCGCCAGCGTCTCGGCCGGCACCAAGGGCTACATCATCGGCCTGAGCCGCGAAATCATCATCAACGATGACTTGGGTGCGATCACCGATCAATCCGCTGCCATGGGGCGTTCGGCAGCGCGCACGGTCGAATCCGACGTGTATGCGACGCTGGCTCTCAACAATGGACTGGGCCCCGTGCTGGCTGACGGCAAAACCCTGTTTCACGACGATCACAAGAACGTGGCTCAGGCTGCAGCAATCACGACCGAATCGGCACATGCCTACCGCGTGCTGATGTCCAAGCACAAGGACATTTCGGGGAACGACTTTCTGGACATTGCACCGGCCATCTGGCTGGGCCCGATCGGCTTGGAAGCCCAAGCCAAGTTGATCAACCAAGCGCAATACGAACCCAGCACGAACAAGAATTCGCAAACGCCCAATATCTCATTGGGTCTGTTTCGCGACATCGTGGGCACGCCCCGCCTTGCCGGCACCCGTCAGTACGTGTTCGCCGACCCTCAGACCGCCCCCGTGCTGGAGGTGTCGTTCCTGGATGGCATCGACACCCCGTTCATCGAACTCGAAACCGCATTCAACACAGACGGTGCCCGCTGGAAGGTGCGTCTCGATTACGGCGTCGATGCAGTGGACTACCGCGGCACGGCGACGAACGCCGGTCAGTAAGCGCTGATCGCCCTGCCCTCAACGAATCAGGAGAAAACTAATGGCACGCAACTTCATCCAGCCCGGCAACGTGCTGGACTATGTCAACACCTCCGGTGCACTCATCACGTCGGGTTCGGTGGTCGCCGCCGGCAACTTGCTCGGCGTGGCTCTCGTCGACATCAAGCCCACCGAAATGGGCTCGGTCCAGATCGATGGCGTATTCGAAGTGCCCAAGGTCTCCGGCCAAGCGATCGCACAAGGCGCTGCGGTGCTTTACGACGTCTCGGCCAAGGCCTTTGCTCCGGCGTCCGCCGCTGCTGCTGCCGGCGACGTATCCGGTGGCAGCGCGGTGGCATTCGACGCCGCAGCAGCGGGTGCGACCTTGGTGCGCATCAAGTTCACCGGTGTGCCAGGCGCCGTCCAGGGCGCTTGACGATGCGACCAGGCCGCTTTGCACAACTCGAGAATCGCGTTGATCGCGCGATCTCTCGGCACGTATCGAACGTCATTGCCGTTTACCAGCAGGGCAATTCGGCTCAACTGCGCGATGTGCCCGGCTTCTTCACCGAGGAACCGCAGTACCTCGAGGACGGCAGTGTTTCGACCCCTATACCGCACCTGGATCTCCTCAGGGCCGATGTGCCGGCCCTAAGCGAACGAGACCATTTCACCTTCCTGGGCAGACGGTACAAGGTTGCCGAGGTGGTTCCGGGCGGTGGCGGCCGAGTTGTGGTTCGCCTTCACAGCGGAGCCTGACATGGCCGACAACGTCCAGCAGCAGATCCTCGAGGCAGTCCAGTTGGTGCTCAAGACGGCAGATCTTGGGGTGGTCGATGTGCATCTCGACCATCCCAATCCCTTGTCACTTGTCGACCAACTGCCCGCCATTGAGGTCGAGGCTGGACCTGAGGGCGAAACCGTTTCCGGTGTCGGTGTGTCCAGCCTTGAGGAACGTGTGTTCGCAGTGCGTGTGGCGTGCCTGGTTGCACAGCTAGATGGATATGCCGCGGCAGCCCGTTCACTCGGGGCTGCAGTCGAACGTTTGCTGGCTGAGCCCACTTTCATGCCTGCCGGCAAGAAAAGCCGTTGCCGGCTCAACAGCAGCGAAATCGTTCTGACCAGCAATGCAGAGAGGCCCATGGCGGCCTACCAGCAGATCTGGAGAGTCACCTATTTCACCCGGCGCGGTGCGCCGGATATTCCTTTTTGAATGGAGAGCGTCATGGACGTTCAAATTTGGTCCGATGTCGACGTCGATGTGCAGTCCGAACTGGGCGATGCAGTCCCCATCAGTTCCATCAGCAAGGCCGTCGATGCCGTCCTGGGGCTGGATGCTGGCCACGGCTTGGCAGTGGGCGACCCTGTCCTGCTGCGCGTTCGTGGCATGCGCGAGCTGGACTACAAGGTGGCCCGGGTGAAGACGGTGGCTGGTGAAAACGTGACGCTTTCGGGTGTGGATACGGTCGATTCCAAAGCCTTCATCTCCGGCACGGTTCGCAAGATCACCTTCGGTCTGAGCGCAGAAACCTTCACCGATGTCACGCCCAGTGGCGGCACGGCTGAAGACGTCAACATTCGCACGATTCACGGCAAGAAGGACTTCAGCCGGCCGGGCAACGAGGCGCCTCTTGTGTACGAGTTCGGCTCGCTATGGGACCCGTCTGACCCTGCCATCGTCGAACTCAAGAAAGCCTCGAGATCTCGCCAGATCCGGGCGGTTCGCTTCGGCTTCTTGGATGAAACCGAAGTGCTTTTCGCTGGCTATCCGTCGCTCTCGAATGCTCCCAGCGGCTCTGCCGGCGCCGCTGTGACAACGCCAGTCCGCATCAATGTTCGGGGCGAACTCACTGCCTACGCAGGTACGGGGGTTTGAGCATGGCTCTGGTAAAGCGCTCCGACATTCAGATCCCCGACATTCCGCGTGAGGTCGAACCCGTGCCTGAGCTAGGTGGCTCGGTCATTCTGATCGGTCTATCCCTTACTGACCGCCTTGCCAATGATGCCTTGTCAAGACTGGATCAGAAGCCGGGCGATGGGGAGACAGTTGAGGATGCCCACGCACGCGCAGGTGCTGCTGGTGTTCTTCGGGTTCTGTCGAAGTGCGTCTTGGGTGAGGGAGATCAGCCTTTGATGAATCAGTCCGAGTGGAATGCCTTCGGGACCAAACATCCTTTAGTTTCGATCCGGCTTTTCAACCGGATCCAGCGACTGGATGGCGTGACGGCTCAGGGCGAAGCCGAGCTGGAAAAAAACTCATAGCCCAGCCTGACCGCCAGTTCGCATTTGCGCTGGCGGCCCGGCTGGGCTGCACCGTTGCAGAGTTGGGTGAAAGACTTTCCTATCGTGAATTTGCCGAATGGAAGCTGGTTTTTTCTCATGAGCAGATGCATCCGGCTAACGATATACGCCGCCATTCGGAACTGTTGGCAGCGACTTACCAAGGCGCCTCTACTCGTCGCGATAAGCGGCCGTGGCAATGGTCTCAATTCTATGTACAGCCTTGGTCTAGTCCGATCCACGTGAGTTTCCCAGGCAGGCAAGAAAAGTTGAAGACGGCACGAAAGGGCGTCCCCCGCGAACACATTCTTGCCCATGTGAAACAAATGAATGCCCGCATCAGGAAATGAGGTCATAGGTGTCAAACGGTCAATCCATCGATATTTCTGTCAACGGGAAAAACAACACACGAGCCTTGTTTGTCGCCGTCAGCAAAGATATGGCGGCGATGCGCGACGACATCGGTGTTCTGGGTGGCGCTTGGGGCAAAGTCAGTCAGGTTATGGCGCTTGCCATCGGAGGAATCAGCGTCGGCGGAGTGATGGCCAAGTTTGTGCAGGAGACACGTGATGCGCAGCGAGAGCAAGGCCAGCTCTCATCAGTGTTGAGGGCGACAGGTGAAAGCGCCGGCTATTCCATCAATCAGCTGAACGACATGGCCGACGTATTGGAGGATCGAAGTATTTTCTCAGGCGGCGAGATCAACAAAGCTCAGACTGCCATGCTCGAGTTCACAGGCGTCGCTGGCACTCAATTTCCGAGAGCCATCCAAGCTGCGGCCGACATGGCTGCTCGTCGAAGCATGGACATTGCCTCTGCGGCCGAGACCATCGGGCGTGCCCTGGACGTACCCAGTCAGGGTTTGACGGCCTTGTCGAAACAGGGGTTCCGATTTTCGGAGGAGCAGAAAACCCTGATCAAGTCGCTCGAAGACACTGGGCGCATTGCTGAAGCGCAAGACATCATCCTGCGCACGCTGGAGGGTACCTATGCCGGTGCGGCTCAAGCTGCACGCGATGACTTCGGCGGCTCTCTTACAGCATTAGGCAACAAACTCAGCGGGCTGATGACCGGTGGCGACGGCAGTTTGAATGGCGCCGCTGCGGCCGTGAACACTCTCACTGATTCGCTTGGTGGTCAGGAATCCAAAGAGGCCTTTGAGCGCATGACAGGCTGGCTGGACGGGATCATCACACGCCTGGCAGAAGTCGGTGCCAGTGATGTGCGCTCCCTCATGCTGCTGTCCAAATATTCCAATGGCGTAGGTGACGCTGTTGTCAACATTGGTTTTGCAGGCGGGTTTGGCACTGATGAAGAAAAGCTCAAGGCCGCGAATGAAAAACTGCTGACTGCTCAGTCCGATCTGGTCAAGCTTGAATCTCAAGGCGAACGCGTCAACAAGATCGCACTTCAGCACGTTCAAAACACCGTCAAAGATCTTCAGCGAGCAGTGGGCTACTACTCCGAGATGGTGGACTTTGAAAAACAACGGGTCAAAGCTCAAGAAAACGTGGCCCTGGATCAGCAGAACTCGATGCTGCTGAAGAACTACCGAACGCGTGCGCCGGCAGTCACCCTCGATGCCAGCAAAGTGGGTGACTCCGAGGAACAAAAAAAGCTCCGTGAAAAGTACGCATCCGATGCGCAGAAGCTCCAGAGCGAACTGGACAAAGCGCGCAAGGCCTTCGGCGGCACCATCCCGGCAGATCTCGAATCGCAGATCCGCGCCCAATTTGGCAAGGCCGGCGTAGCGGCCAGCAAAGCTCTTTCCGAAGCCCTGGCGGGTGCCAAAGAGTCCTTCGACGGTGTGGTTCCTAAAGAGGTGGTCGACCGGGTCAATCAGGTCTACAAGACCGATGGCATCAAGGGCGCCCAGCGCGAACTGCAGAAGCTTGCGAAAGACTACAAGACAGCGGCTGATCGTGAAGACGCGATGCAGAAGCTGCTTAACGATACGGCCAATGCTCGAGTTCAGCGAGCACAGGATGCTGTCGCAGCGTACGAGGCTGAAAACAAGCAAGCCCTGGAGAATCTCGAACAGATCGGTCTGAGTGCCGAGGCGCTGCTGGCCCTGCAGAAGCGCCGCATCGATGACGCGATTGCCGTGAAGGAACAAACGGTTGCCCAGTTGCAGAAGTCAGGCGCGGACGAGCGTGAGATCGAGGCACTTCGTGAACAAATCCGCCTGCTGGGTGAACGCAAGGTCATCCTGGGAGACACATCCGCAGCCGAGGCTGCCAAGGTCGAGCTGGACAAGGTCAACGAATTCACGGTCCAGGCGGCGCGAAACATCCAAGACGAACTGGGGTCGACCTTAAAGGCCACTCTGACCAGCAACTACAAGGATATTGGCGACGCCTGGGAAGACATGATCATCGGCATGCTCGCCCAGGCCGGTGCAGCACAGCTCTCAAGCGCGCTTTTCGGCGACTACGGCACCACCAACAAGATGGGCGGTTTTGTGGGCTCTGGCCTCACTGCGCTCTCCAGCTACTTTGGCGGCGGCGCATCCACAGCCAGCACACCGGATTATGAGAGCGTGATCGGCATGCTGGCGGGCAATCGTGCCGGTGGTGGCGGTGTCGGTGCCGGCAAGCTCTACGAAGTCAATGAAACCGGCGCCCCCGAGCTGCTCACCGCCGGCGGCCGCACGTTCTTGATGATGGGTGCTGGCGACGGCTGGGTCTCTCCGGCCCAGGCTGCGGCCGGCCAGGCTGTGTCGCGTGGCTCGGGCGTACCAAACGTCAACGTGACGCTGACTGGTGCAGTAGGCCAGCCGCAGGTATCGGCGTCGATGGGCTCCGACGGCTCCCTGAACATCGGCCTGATCTTCTCTCAATTCGAAAAACAGGCCGCAGCCAACATCGCCATGGGCACCAGCCCCATTTACACGGCCACGAAGAACCGCATGAGCGAGGGGGATCGCTGATGGCCACCCTTCCTCTGGACCTGGACATCCTGCTCGACGGCTTCGGCGAGTCGTTCGATCCGTCTGTGTTGCGCACGGCCATGGAGCGTGGGGTGCCCAAGGAACGCCTGATCAATTCGCGCGTGCTCGAGCGGCTGCAGTTCTCGATCATCTTCGAATCCGAGGAGGCGGTCGCCGGTTTCAACTCATGGTACTTCGACACCATCAAACGCATCGGCTGGTTCGATATGGAGGATCCGCGCACCGGCGCGTTTCGATCGGTGCGCTTTGTCAAAGGCGATATCGGAACCCTCACGCCGATGGTCAGCGGTTTTGGCCTCAGCCGGCGGGATGTGACCGTGGAGTGCCTGCGATGAGCGAACAACTGTTTCGACGCAATCGCCAACGCGTGACCGACCTTTCGGGTGTGTTGGTGTTCCTGAAGATCGAGCATGCCAGCTTCTCCGCTCCGTTTCTGCTGGTCAATGACAGTCAAAACCATTTGAGCAACGGACTCACCTATGTCGGCTATCCGTTTGGATTCAAACTGCCCGACGACCGCAAAGGCGAGAACCCGCGCGTGCAACTGGCGATCGACAACGTTGGCCGCGACATCACGGGCGAACTCGAAGGGCTTGCCCCTGGCAGCACCGTCATGGCCACGGTGATGGTGGCCGATCGATCCGCTCCGGACTACTACCGGTGGGTCACCAGAATGCCGTTGTCGACCGTCCAGGTGACTCCAGAGCTGGTCACAGCGAACGTCGGGGTCGACTTCCTCATGCGCAGATCTGCGGTGCTGCTGCGCCACGATGAGCGTACCTCGCCGGGGATCTTTCAATGACGATTTCCCTCGAGCAACTCGGGCCGTTGATCGGCCTGCCGCACTGCGATCGCACCCACGACTGTGCCGACTTGGTGATGCAGGCGGCGGTCCATCTCTACGGCCGTGAGATCTCGCTGCCCCAGGCGCGTCCCCGTCCTCGTGGCACGGCCAGCCGCGCCGCAGCCCTCGGTAGGGCGCTGACGGATCTTGCGCGGCGTGTCGATTCACCCGCCGATGGTGACCTGGTCCTCATGACGGATCTGGGCTTCTCGCGACCCAGCCACATCGGCATGTATTTTTTCGTGGGGCACGAGCACCGCGTGCTGCACAGCAGCCAGGGTGTCGGATCGAGCAGGCTGCATCGCCTGAGCGACCTTCCGCGGTTTGGATTGACGGTCGAGGGGTACTACCGATGGAAATGACCCCACGCGAGCAGGATGCGGTAGCCATGGTCGACGGCAAGCCTGCCGATCTTTTCGACCAAGCTGGCCGACTGATCATCTCGCCCAACCTGTTGGGCGGTGAGGGCCGCATCAACGTCGAATGCGACTTGCAGCCTGGGGAAAGCCTGGCTGTCTTTCTGCGCCGGCACGTCGACGGCCTCGATCGGGGTGGCTGGCTGGTCGAGATCGATGGCTGCCGCGTGCCGCAGCCCATGTGGTCACGGACCTGGCCGCGCCACGGCACCGTGATCACCGTACGGGGGCTCGTGCACCAGGGAGCTATGCAGATCGTGGCCATGGCCGCCCTGGCTTACTTCACCATCGTCACGGGCGGCGCTGGTGCTGCACTCATGGGCGCTTATGGCGGCATCGGTGCCGCAGCCACGCTGGGTGCCGCAGGCTTGGCGGCCGTGACAGCCGGCATCAATGTTGCGCTCTACATCGGCGGCAGCCTACTGATCAACAAGGTTTTGGGCCCAAAGAAACCGACGGCCGGCGCGATCTCAGCCGAGCAAACCTACTCGCTCACCAGCACCAGCAATCGGGCCCGTCAGTACGAGCCCCTGGCTCTGCTGTTGGGCGAGGTGCAGTACGCGCCCGACTATGCCTCGCTGCCCTACACCTGGTTCGAGGGTGATGATCAGTACCTGGGCGCAATTTTTCATGCCGGTTTGAACGTCAATCGCTATGAGGGTGACATCCTCAACGGCGACACATCGCTCGCGAACTACGAGGAAGTCGAGGTCTTCGACTCTGCGTTCCCCGGCATGGCCGAGCAGGCGATTCCGCTGTACAGCAACCCGGACACTACACAGGGCGGCGAGCTGGTGAATGGCGGGGCCGGTCTGGTTCGCACGGCGTCACCCGATGCTGTGGCTCTGCAGGTCGACATCGAGGGCTCGCTTTACGACTTGACCGGCAGCGGCAAGACCAGCATCAACTCCGTGACTGTCTATGTCGACTACCGGGCCATCGGGGCCGAGGCCTGGATCCCTGGGGCTGAGGAGCGAATCTCTCATGGGTCCACCAAGCCACTGCGGCGCACGCTCAATGTCAGCATGCCGCGCGGCAACTACGAGGTGATGGTGCGGGCTGGCCTGCCCCAGTTCAACGATGGCGACGGCAAAGACGCCTGCACGCTCAACTGGACCCAGCTCAAGACCCTCCAGGCCGACGATGCCGATTACACCGGCATGCCGCGGCTGGCCCTGCGCATCCGATCGAGCGGCCAGCTCAACGGTGCGCTTGAGGAGGTGAAGATCCGAGGTGTAGCCAACCCGATGCCGGTGTGGGACGGCTCCGCCTGGCAATCGGCCACCAGTCGCGACAACGGCCTGAGCAATCCAGGCGCCGAGATTCTGATGCTCGCCCGCGGCATCTACATCGACGGACGCCTCGTGGCAGGCCTGGGCCTGGATGACGACATGATCGACATCGAGCGGATTAAGGCTTTCATGCTGCATTGCTCCGCCAATGCCTACAGCTACGACCGGCTGATCGACAGTGAGATCGGCATCGGTGAGTTGCTCGACGATATCGCGCTGGCCGGCATGGGGCAGATCACCTGGGCTGGTGGCCGTCTGGGGGTGTCCTGGGCCGCGCCCGACCAGGTGCCTGAGGGCGTGGTCAATATGGCCGTGATCAAGTCCGGGACTTTCTCGGTGAATTACTCGCTGGCCAGCTCGGCCGATGGCATCGAATACACCTACTTCGATCGCACCGTGTGGGCGAATCGCACCGTCCGTGTGACCGCACCGGGTGTATCGACCTCCATCAATCCGAGCCGTGTCACGGGCAACGGTGTAACCGAAGCGAGTCACGCGGCCCGCATGGCGCGGTATCACCTGGCGCAGTCCATCTACCAGTACAAGGACATCGGGTTCGACACGGATCTCGAGCATCTGGACTATCGCCGAATGGACATGCTCCAGCTAAGTCACGACATGACCCAGTGGGGCTACAGCGGGCGGCTGTACAGCGAAGCCGAGCTGGAGGGCGGGAACGTGGTGCTCGAGCTCGACGAACCAGTGCCGGCTGGATCCACGCCCTTCATCGGACTGCGCATTCCGGGGGAAAAACAGTACCGGGTGTTTGTCGTTGAGCCGCCGGAGGCTGAGACCACCCGCATCAGGCTCACAGCCCCCTGGCCCAGCGACGTGCCTATGCCAGGCTGGCCCTTCCAGGATGGCCGTGCCGATCCTGACAACCCTGCACACGACACGATCTGGATCTATGGCTTCACCGCTACGCCCGGGTATCGCGTCCGAGTGGTCGAAATCTCCCCCACAGACAACCTCGAAGGGGCGAGCGTCGCTGTGGTGCCTGAAGGCCCCGAGTTCTGGAACTACGTCATCAATGGTGAGTACGAACCGCCGGCCAATGAGTCGCTGCTGCCCGGCGATGTGCTGCCGGTGGCCAGCAACCTCAAAGTGACGGAACAGCAGATCGTCCAGAGCGGCACGACCTTCACCGAGCTGACGGTGTCCTTCGACATCCAGGGTAACCTGGACCATGCCGAGATCTGGGCCGCCCTCGAGGGCTTGGAGCCGGTTTGGGTCGCCACGACCTACACCCGACAGGCCAGTTGGCGTGCGGATCTCCCTGGCAATTGGCTGGTGCAGGTGCGGCCGTTCTCGCCCACACGGCCTGGGCCTGTTGCCAGCCTCTATTACGTGACCACCACGGTAGACGCGCCGCCGTGGAACTACAACGAATTCAGCGTACAGGAGATCGCGGGCGGCATGCGCCGTTATGTGTTCGCCTACACCAGCGATGACCCGCCGATCGATCTCGAGGGTGCCGAGATCCGCTATCTCGCCGGCACACACGTCACGCCCGCATGGGATGCCATGACTCCCCTGGGCGGCGATAACGGCTTCTTCACCGCCCAGTTCGACAGCGCCCTGCCTCAGGCCGGCCTGTGGACTTTCGCGCTGCGTGCTCGGAACAAGTCACGGCAGTTGTCGACGTCGATGCTGGTGTTCCAGGCGGCCCTGGGCGATAACTTCGAACAGGTGCAGACCAAGGATCCGACGCCGCCACCAGATGTTGCTGGATTGACGGCCACGGCCGGCATCACGGGCGTACTGGTCGACTTCACGGCCCCCACCTACACCCAGGGCCACGGCCATGACCGCACGGTCATCTACGCCGCCGAGGTGATCGACGGCGCGCCCGCGCCTTCTTTTGCCGATGCCCGCGTCCGCGTCGAGCCTTACGGCCCGCCAGCGGCCATGGGCAGCGACCCGGCCACCACCTGGGACATCTGGGCCAAGCACCGGACGGTCGACGGCGTGCTATCAGCCAATGCGGCCGGGCCGGTGCGTGTGACCACGGCTCAGGATCCGACCAAGCTCATCGAGGCGCTGGAAGGCGCCATTGGCCAGCAAGAGCTGACACCCGAATTCCAGGGCGAGATCGCCCAGCAGCAGGGCCGCACCGACACGCTCGAGGTGGAGGTCCGTGGCGCCCGCCGGCGCGAAGACGATGAAGGCATCCTGGCCGACGTCATCAACCAGTGGACCAGCCGCGCCGCCATCCGCGAAGTGCGGCAGGTGGTCGCTGGCATTGATGGCACCCTGCAGGCGACCTGGGCGGTCGAGATGGAGCTTGACGCCAATGGCCACCAGCTCGCCGGCGGGTTCTCGCTGATCGGTTCCTCCGGTGAGGAAGGCAGTCGGCTGGACTTCGGGATCCTGGCCAATCGTTTCTACATTGGATCGCCCATCGGCGACGGCATCGAGCCTGTAACTCCTTTCATCGTGGTGACCGTGCCGGAGGAGATCAATGGCGTCGAGGTGCCCCCAGGCGTCTACATGCGCAGCGCGGTCATCATGAACGGCTCAATCACCAGCGCGCAAATCGGCAATGCACAGATCGACAGCGCCAAGGTGCTGAGCCTGGATGCCGCGCTGCTGACTGCCGGCGAAGGCATCATCGGCGGCCGGCTGCGGTCGGCCAACTACGCCGCTGGCGAGTCGGGCTGGCTCATTCATCCCAATGGCACCGCCGAGTTTTCGGGTGTGGTGGTGCGCGGCACGGTCTACGCCACGGCCGGCACGGTCGGCGGCTGGACCATCGGCAGCACCGAGATCCGCAGCAGCAACTTCGTCGCCGGTGCCCAGGGCGTGCGACTGGGCAGTGGCGGCCAGGTCGAGATGCGCAGCGCCGACAGCCAGCGGGTGCTGGACCTGCAGGCATCTGGATCCGCGCCGGTGCTCAAGGTGCCGGGCCTGGAAGCCCGCGCCGACGGCTCGGCGACCTTCGGCGGCGCCCTGCAGGCAGCTTCAGGCACCTTCTCGGGCGACCTGCAGGCCGCCGGCGGCACGTTCAAGGGCACGCTGACCGCCGATGCCGTCAACGCGGTCCAGGAAGTGAACATCGCCGGCAACGCGGTGTCGGTGACAACGGCTGGCTTGGCCGGCGACGTGGGCACCGAGCAGTGGACGTCGGGCAATGACGTGATGTACCAAAACGCGGTGCAGATCTACGTCGAGCCCAGTGCGCATTCCAAAACGATTTTCTGGTCGGCGTATGCCCGTGGCATGGGGGGTGGCACGACCCACCGCTGCCGGATCCGCATTCAGTTCCTGGTCGACGGAAACGTGGTCGATGAGCGCGAATTCCTGAATGCCGATGGCTACTACTTCGTTGACACGACGGGCGAGAACCCCGTGCCGGGATGGATTTATCCCATTGAGCACAACTCCGTCAATGGCCAGCACCTCGACACCGCCAACACCGGCCGGACTTACGCGCTGCGCGCCGCCATCGGTGGCGATTTCAGCGAAGGCTATGTGCGCGTCCTGCGCTCCCAAATCACAGCAATCACCCTCAAAAAATGAATACCAACGTGACGTTCATTGACCCGGATGGCCGGATCCTCTCGATCTGGCACGGGCCGCTGTCTGCCGTGTGGCAGAACATGCCCAGTGGGGCGCTGTATGTCGAGGGTCAGCCGCCCGCGCTGGACGGCTGGACCTATGACGTTCCCAATGCCCTGTGGGTCAACACCCTGTCCGGCGAGGTCCTGCAATGACCTGGTACAAGGCTGGATTGATCAGTGTGGCCCAAGGCAGCACGACCGTACAAGGCATTGGCACGGCCTGGGTGGACAACGTCCTGCTGGGCGACGGACTGCGTGGGCCCGATGGCACGACCTACGAAATCGTCGAGCGGGCCTCCAACACGTCGATGGAGATTTTTCCGGCCTATGCGGGGCCGACCGTTGCAGAACAGCGGTACTTGATCATTCCCGTTCCTGGCCGCACCAAAGCGCTGGCCGATCGGGCCTCGACCATGATGGACGGCCTGGATCAGGACCTGTCCAATGTCGTGGCCGATGCCAAAACAGCGGCTGAAGGCGTCGTGGCCACCGCCACCGAGTCCATCGACGGCAAGGTGGCGGCCGCCCAGGCGGCAAGTGTTGCGGCGGAGGGCGTGCTCGAGCAGACGAATGTGGCGGCCGCCTCGGCAGGCACCTACACCTTTCGGTCGGAAGGCCTGGCCGTGGTGGCCGAGGGCGGTTACTTCTGGTCCCCGGACGGTGCCACAGCGGGCTACCTGGGCTTGTGGCGCAAGGTGTCTGGAGCGGCGGTGGCGCAAGGGGTTGAACAGCCCCTCAAGTCCGTGTTCGAGTCCGTGCGCAGCCTCAGTGGCGTAGCGGCCGGAGCAGCTGCGCGGACGGGTGAGCTCAACGCGCTGACCGATGTCAGCCGCATGGCGCTCGATTACCTCGGAGCCAGTGGCAACCCGACCCTGGCGACGTACGTCGGCACGGCCAACGGCATGCGCGTGGTGACGCCGGCGAACACCCGAATCTGGATGATGTCGACCGACTGCCAACGGTCCGGTGGCGTTGATCGGTACCGCATCGCCTTCACGGCAGAGGCGCTGCCTAGTGCGCCATCGATCTCGTTTGCCTGTGGCCTGGCAGTGGGCTCCGGCGCCGCGCGTCGCATGTACCTGTACCTCAACACCGGGATCGTGGCGCGGTACAACAACGACGGCACCTTCACCAACCTGATGGGGCCGTCGACGGGTGCCGGCCAGGCTGCCCGTGCGTGGGCTGCAGGACAGTCCGGTGGGCTCCAGTTGGACGTCAAGCCCGATGGCTCGGGCACGCTACTGGTCATCAGTCCTGACGGGGTCCTGCATTCCGTCGCCTTGGCCGCTGCCGAGGTGCCGGCGGGCCGGGTCGCGATCGCGGTGCGCGGCAACGGCACCGCGCTGTTCACTTCGCTGTGGACCGAGGGCTATACAAAGATGGCGAAGGACCGCATCGACGAAGTCGACGCCACTGCGGTTGCCGCCAAAACCGAGTCGGCTACCGCGCTGCAGATGTCTGGCCAGAACAGAGCAGCGATGGATCGGCTGCTCGGCTTCATGCGCCGGCCGCCGCCGCCGGGCTGGGACCGATGGGTGCCCGACTTCAACATCTACCGCTTCGAGCGGGGGATCTTTTTCACGGACTACGACCACGAGTCGCGCCGGCCGTTTCCGGCGGGGACCGGCACGACCTACTACGTGGGCTTTCCGGGCGCCTCAGACGCCAACAACGGGGCCGCCGAAGGCACATCTTTCGCGAGCCTGTACAAGGCCATCCAGGGGCGGACCGGCAATGTCGAGGTGATCGTCAGCGAGACAGGGGGCGATGGCGCGGGCCGCTACAACGGCGTGCTGGGCTGTCGGGGGGCGATCATGACCGGCAACCTGGTCATTCGATCCAAGAACGGGGGTCTGGTCACCACGGCCTGCCAGAAGACGGCTGCGCTCACCTGGACCCTGGTGCCCGCCAAGACGCGGACCTACCAGGCGACGGTCTCGAGCATCGGCGCGGTGGTCGACCGCAAGCGGCCCGACACGGTGGGCTACGCCACGCATCAGATGCTGGTGGCCGCCTTGGATGACGTAGAGACGGTGGCCGGGAGCTATTTCAAGGCCACCAACACGCTTTACGTGAGCACCGCGGATGGACGTGTGCCCGATGAGGACATCGTGGTGTACGACGACATCATCAATGGCTACTACAGCGCGTCAGCGGGTGTCCTTTGGACCGACGGCGTGGTGTTTGAGGGCGGGGCGCGGCCGCTCTATCTGCACAACACCGTGGAAACGGATCTGCAGGTGGCCTATCTGGGCAACGGCGCGCTGCTGTATGGCGGCGGCAGCGCCGATGGCAATGCCATCACAGGCCGTGGCCACATCCGCGCTTACTGCTACCGCATGAAGCTGGCGGAGTCTTTGGCCGACAACCTGAACTGGCATGCGCTCAACGGCACGTCGACGGCTTCGATCACGGCCATCGAGATCGAATGCGAAAGCTATTACGCCGGCCACAACACGCTGGGCAACAACAACGCCTCCACCAGCCACGAAGCGGGCACCGTCATCTCGATCATGCCTATCTACCTCCACGGCCAGAACCGGGTGGTGCACGACATTGACAACTCGCGCCGGTGGATCCTGGGCGGAAAGATCGGCTACAGCCGCGGCACCGGGAGCACGGGCATCAGCGTGGTGGCCGGCACGGGCTCGGTCATCTACATGGATGAAGTCGAACTGGTCGGCAGTGAGTACGACTTCAACGTCGGGGCCGGCAGCGCGATCTACGTAAACGGCGTGGTTTCAGCGGGTCGGCTCTATCCGAACTCTCTTCTACTATTACAGTACATCCCCAAGTGAGTATTTTTCAATTAACCAAAACGTATACACACTCACCAGTATTTTGCAGCTCTCGATTCATTCACATCAATACCACAAACCGAGTACAATTACAGCGTTACAAATCTGACCAAGAACTAGAGGGGGCCTTATGAAAGACGGATTCAAGCACTATTACCAACCTACACAGGAGGAATTTTCACTTCTCTGGAAAAATGCGACCGTAATACTCGACACCAATGTTCTACTGGACCTCTACCGCCTACCCCAATCGCAGCAGGAAGAGATATTTAAAGCTTTAGAAGGTCTTAAAGATAGATTATGGATTCCACATCAAGTGGCGCTAGAATTTCATCGCCGCCGCATCACTGTGATTGAAGGAGTTCAAAAATCAAGCAAGGAAATTGCAAACACAATTGAAAAGTCCTCCAAGGAAATTCAATCTGCAGTTGAACAGTTTAAACTGGAACATCGCAGTTCCAGCATCGAGATTCAGGACACACTCGGCAAGTTAAGCTCAGCCATTAACGAACTAAAAGCTGCTGTAAAATCCATACAAGATACTGAACCTCAAATATCACAAGACGACCCAACAAGAGATCGATTGGTACAGCTTTACAACGGTAAAACAGGCCCTGCCCCAACAAGCCAAAAAGATCTTGATAGATTAGTACAAAACGGGGAGGATCGCTACAAGAATCTAATACCTCCAGGCTTTCAAGATTCCGATAAGGACAAAAATCCAAAAACATCTCATTTCTGGGCCAATGGCGTTTTATATCGAAGAATGTTTGGCGATTTGATTCTTTGGAATCAAATATTAAACTATACGATAGATAATAAGAAAAAGCACGTTATCTTGGTCACTTCGGACAAGAAAGCGGATTGGTGGCAAATCGAGTATGGCAGGACACTCGGCCCACATCAGGAGCTCATTTACGAAGCAAATACGAAAGGCGGCATCGATCACTTCTGGATGTATTCAGCACCCGAATTTGCCAAACATGCCAAAGAACTAACCGGCGCTGAGATATCTCAGCCAACCATTGACAAGCTCCAACAAGTTGAACAAACAGAAGCCAAAGATTCAGAATCTCACCTATGGAGTGACCAAGCAGCCAAATTCAATGATTACATCAGATTATTCAAATCATGGATGCTGCAATTTTATCCTGACGTCACGTTCAGTATTGAGTATCAAATCCTCATAGCAACTCAACCCCAAAAGGGACATAAAAATGGCTTTGCAGTAGTTTATGCGAATACATCCAACCGTCTCAACTTACACCCAGAAATCGCTGTAGCCAGCACAAAAGGGGCAAATCTAAAGGCATCCGGGGTAATCAAAGAGTTTCGCCTAGTAATTGTTTTCCCTACACCCACGGCATACTATATAAAAAATCTTGCGACTGAAGAGATGAAAATGGACGCAGCCGACATACAACGCCGCTATCATCTAGACGGTGTTATCTGGGGCGCGGCAACTGACCCTTTTGAATTCATAGGTACGACATCTGCTCCTCACCACGAGTAGGACGTCAACTAATTCGCTAACTGAGCTCAATCAGTCCGGTTTCTTCCCATGAAACCGGACTGTTTTTTTTAGAGACTGGCAGTCATGTCCTGGTCCAGCCTTCTCCACCCCCGATATTGGCACGCCCGCATGCAGCTTGTGACTCTCGTTGCCTCCATGCTCGCGGTAACGGTCGGCGAGCCTGCCTCCATCCTCCACCAGATCATTGGCTCTACCGGCCGCCATGGCTGGTTCTGGGTGGGATTGCTCATCGTCGTCACCGCCCTGGCCGCCGTCGACATCCTGATCAATGACGTCTTGCCTGATCGGATCTCCCTTGGTCCGCTCAAAAACCGCCGTTACCTGGTTTACATGGCTCTGTCCATGGGCCTGATCAGCCTATGCGCGGTGATCGTCATTGCCAATGGAACCACCAGCGTTCTGCTGGTCTGGTTGGTACCCGGGTTTGGCGCTGCTCACCTCGCGATCACCGATTTCTATCTTCGGCATCAAGGCCGACTCATTCAATCCAACGAGGAGAAAGCCAATGCCGTCGAAGTTCATTGACCTGGTGCGTGTGATCAAGGCCCGCATGCAGACATCGCCCAGCGAGCAATTGACAGCCCCAAAAGTGCGTACAGCTGTGTGGTTCGTTGTCGGTCTGCTGTGGGGGCCGTGGTTCTTGCTGGGCGGCCTGACGGCCATTCCATCGCTGGCATGGGCCAGCCCCGACCTCAAGCAGGCCCTCGAGTCCCCTCTCAATGTTTCCCTGGTGTTGGTTGCCTTGGCCATCCTGCTATCGAGCCTGTCGGCGGCGACCGCTTTGCTCATCCGCCTCGATCGCGAACTGAGCCAGGCACAGCATCGGACCCTGCCCCACATGGCCATCCTGTGCGCCTGGCACATGGCCGGAGGTTGGTGCGCCGGCACGGTTGCGTTCATGACTGCTCAGACCGCACAGATGGATGTGTGGACCAGCCTGATCGGCGTGGTCCTAGCCAGCTTCTCAGGCGCCAAGTTCCTCGAGTTCATGGCCGAGCGCTACATGACGGGCAAGTTTCCGCCGCCGGCGGGAACCGCCCGTGGGGGCTGATCGTGTCCAAACCCCCGCTGAGCACCTCGAATCTGAACCGTGCTGCCGCTCGCCTCGGCTGCACGCTCGAGCGACTGGAGGATGTGTGTGGGATCAAAGCCGGTCTCACCGGCTTCGATGTGGCCGGTCGACCTCTTGTTCGCCTCGAGGGCGATGTCTTCAGTGAGCTGTCCGGGGCATTCTTCGATGACAGCCACCCGAGCGTCAGTCATCTGCCGCCAGCTGATCGCCACTATGCGCGTGGCAAGACCTTGGACGAACGCAATGACGGTGAGCATGCTCGGCTGGCCTTGGCCTCTAGCCTGAGCTCCGCTGACGCGCTGAAAGCCACCCGTTGGGGCCGCTTCATGCTTTTAGGAAAAGACCACACCCTGTGCGGCCATCGGGGCATCAGCTCCTTCGTCAATGCCATGCACCGCGACGAAGCCTCACAGCTCGATTGTTTTGTCGCCTTCGTCCTCGCTCAGCCTCCACTGCTGGGCTCACTTCGCACGGGCAACGTGCGCAAGTTTTTTCACCTAACCCAAACCAACTTGAAAGCCTGATCATGCCGGTCATCACCCCAGCCGCCGCCGGCGGCGACAACGTTGTTGCCTTCCTCGACACGCTCGCCTGGTCAGAGATCGGCGAAAAGATGCTGAAGGATCCGGCCTCCGATAACGGCTACAAGCTGCTGGTGGGATCCTTGCCCGGCAAGTTGCTCACATTCAACGACTACAGCCGGCACCCCAACCAGCTCATTAGCTTGCCCAAGCTGGGAATCAAAAGTTCTGCGGCCGGCCGCTACCAGTTCCTCTCCAGCACCTGGCGTCAGATCGTGAAGGTGTACGGCTTCAAAGGGCGATTCATTCCGGAAGCCCAGGATCTGGCCGCGATCAAGCTGCTCAAGGAATGCGGCGCCCTCCCCTTGATCCAAGCAGGCAAGATTTCCGATGCCATTCGTAAGGCCGCACCGATCTGGGCAAGTCTGCCCGGTGCTGGTTACGGGCAGCGTGAGCATGAGTTGGTCAGCCTCCTCGAGATCTACGCGTCGGAAAAGCCGACGAATGTGCAAACCGATGGCGAGGAACTGCTCGCCCACTACTGCGACTGCGGCGGAGCGTTGGCATGACGGTGTGGCTGACGTCTGCTCGCTGGTGGGTCGTGCTGGTGATCATCGCGGGCCTGACCGGTTGGGGTCTCACACAGACCTTGCGCCTTGCAGTGACTGCTCGGTCGCTGGCTGAGCTTCAACGTGATCACGCTGCCCAGCAAAACGCGGACGCCGTCGCAAACGCCGTCGGCATAGCCCTTCACTCCCGCCTGCAACAGGACAACACCCATGCATTCACCACAAACCTGCTCGGTCTGGCCAGGTCCGAAGCTGCCGGCGCTGCTCGCCGCGATTCTGATGCTGATCGCATTGCCGGGCTGCAGCGCGATCTCCGAGCAGCCGCCACTGCCTCGGCGCAGTCAGCAGTTGACGCCCGTGCCGCAGGAGATCTCCGGGATCAGAACCGACAGCTCCTCGGAATGGTTGAGCGAGGCATCGGAAGCGTTGGACGGCTCCGAGCTGTGGTTGGACGAGGTGTCGAGGTGGTCGAACGCCGAGACGCTGAAGTCTCTGCGCTGAAAGGGCAAGTCAAAGCCGATCGAGCAGCCAGGGCAACTGGCGAGTGACTCACGCGCTGGCGATCATGATGGCGTCCCAGTCCGTTGTGTAGTCAGCGCTGCGCCGGCTTTGCTTCATAGTCATCTGCCGCCGCGCACCGGCCGTGCCCGCGCTGGCTACCTTCAGCGTGCCACGGCCGTACTTGTCATTGACTGCATCAAGCGCCGCCATCAGTCGCGAGCGATCACGCGGCTCGGGCTCTAGGTCGAGCTCCTGCTGCACAACGCCGACCGGGCTTAGATCGAGCAGAATCACGCCGGCCTTGATCAGGCGATACCCAGGCTCATAGATCGAGCGCATTCCGGCGCAGGCCGCGTGCACAAGAGCCGCCGTGTCAGATGTCGGGCGACGCAGCGGCACGATGGTTGCTTTGCTGAATTGCGGGTCGTCTCGATGCGGACTGGTGTGAGCGAAGACCTGCAGTTGCGCGGCGACGCTGCCTTGTTGCCGCAGCTTCTGCGCCGCCCGGCTGGCGTGTTCCGTAACCGCCTCGATCAGCGGGTCGAGATCGGTGATGACCTGGCCAAACGACCGGGTGCAGGCGATCTCTTTCTTCGCTGGCGGCGCATCCTCCAGTGCGATGCAGCTTTGGCCTTGCAGCTCGCGCACTGTGCGCTCAAGCACCACGCTCCAGCGGCGGCGGGCCACAACTGGATCCATGCGGGCAACGTCCAGCACAGTGTGCAGGCCGGCCGCGCGCAGTTGCTCACCGATGCGCCGGCCGATGCCCCAGACTTCGCCGAGGTCGGTGGCTGCCAGCACGTCGTCCAGATCCTGCGCCGGCAGCGCCGCCAGATTGCAGACCTTCGCCAGCTCGGCTGGGTATGTCCCAGGCTTGCGATCGGCGGTCTTCGCAATGTGGTTCGCCAGCTTGGCGAGGGTCTTGGTCCGGCCGATGCCGATACCGCAGGGCACGCCGATCCAGCGATGGATGCGATCGCGTATTGCGTGACCACGTCGCGCGAGATCCGGCACCCCGTCCAGGCCAATGAACGACTCGTCAATGCTGTAGATCTCCTGCGTCGGCCCCATCGCGGCCGCAAGCGTCATCATGCGATTGCTCATGTCACCGTACAGCGGGTAGTTCGACGACAGCGCGACCAGGCCCACTTCGCGCTCGAGGTGGCGGATTTTGAAATACGGGGCGCCCATGGAGATTCCTAGGTCCTTGGCCTCGTTGCTCCTGGCGATGGCGCAGCCGTCATTGTTGGACAGCACGACCAGCGGCCGGCCTTGCAGCCGCGGCTGAAAGACTCGCTCGCACGAGCAGTAAAAGTTGTTGCCGTCGACGAGCGCGAACATCAGCGTTTGAACTGCTTGATGGTAGCAGTGACCACGCCCCAGATCTCCAAGGTCTGGCCGTCGGTCGGAACGATGTCCGGGAAGGCGGGGTTGCCGGCGCGCAGGCGCATGCCATTCGACGTGCTGAGCTCCTTGCAAGTGCACTCGCCGTCGATCACGGCAATCACGATGTGACCATGGCCGGGCCGGATGGCGCGGTCGACCACGACCACGTCGTCGTTGAAGATGCCGAACTCCCTCATGCTGTCGCCCTTGATGCGAACCATGAAGGTGGCCTGCGGGTGTTTGACCAGCTCGGAGTTGATGTCGATGCGCTTAAGGAGGTAGTCCTCGGCTGGAGATGCAAATCCCGCGCGCACGGCGCTGAACAGCGGTAGCGGAAGAAGAGTCGAGACGTCGACTTGGACGGGGGTGTAGCCGATTTCCATGATGGGATCCCTATCGGCTGTGCCGTACGATGCGCCTATGCCGGGTCGTAGCGGGTGTCATGCAAGGCCTGGCGGTGTGAGGTGGGTTGTTCTTGTTCATTTGCATCTCTTGTGAATGCTGGATGAAACCTCAGTATAAGCGCCAGAACTGGTTAAAAATACAGTAACTATGTGTTCTCACTATCGACCCGTCACCGACGTGCAGCGCTACCGCTCATTTTTCGGAGCAGTGCTGCCCAACGGCACAAGGCCTGATCTGTGGCCCGGCTATGTCGGGTCGTTCATCCGCCGGCCGCGCGAGTCGGATGCCGGTGATGAGGCTGTGGCGCAACACGAGGCACTGCCTGGTGTGTTCGGGCTGATCCCGCACTGGGCGAAAGACACCAAGATTTCGCGGCAGACGTATAACGCCCGAAGTGAGACCGTGGCCGAGAAACCCAGCTTCCGCGATGCGTGGCGCCGCGCGCAGCACTGCATCATCCCGGCGGACTGGATTTATGAGCCGGACTGGCGAAGCGGCAAGGCCGTGCCGACGCGGATCCAGCGGGCCGATGGACATCCCATGGGGATCGCGGGGCTATGGGCCTCTTGCAAGCTGGGTGACGAATGGGTGCACAGCTTCACCATGCTGACGGTGAATGCCGATGACCACGAGCTCATGCGCAACTTTCACAAGCCGCATGATGAGAAGCGGATGGTAGTGATTTTGGGCGAGGGCTCGTACGACGCTTGGCTTGACTCATTGCCAGGACCTGCGTCCTCCGATTTTATGAGGCAATACCCCGCAGGAAATTTAATCGCGAGTCCCGAAAAGTAAAGTACTAAACCGACTAAAACCCCCACGAACAGAAAGAGGTCGACAACTACCATGAGCGAAGCATCCCCTTACACACTACAAATAACAAGGGGAGTACTTCAACAACAACTTTTAACTTAGAGCTAACCCAGATGTGATATTTTTACATCCTCACACCAATGCTTCTTGAAGTATTCAGCCACAACGCGCCGATGACAATGGTGAGGCTTATCCTCACTACACAACAAACAACCATCGTCAATCACTTCGCGTGGAATCTCTTTCTCAATTTGCCTTGTAGCCATAAGATCTATAAACCTAGACTCATAAGTAATCCAGTTTCCACCATTCTTCTTATACTCATCCAGCATAGATTGAGTTGGGGCAAGCAATGGTTGATGAATGTAACTCACACCACATATTTTCTCGAGAAAGTATGCAAGATCATCACGCTTAGCAAATCCGGCCAACTGAGAGACATTATTCAAACGCACATCTACAACACGCTTGACGCCAGATTTAGCAATAAGTGAGAAAAATTTTTCCGCACTCTTTTTCGTAAATCCAATTGTATATATATCCATAACACCTCACTCAGCAAGAATCATTGCGGCAACCAATTTATATCTACACTCCAGCTGCTCATTTTTACGAAAAGGCTCAGTTAAGCTAATCGTCAAAAGACACTCCCCAAGGTCATAAAAACCAGTATCAAGTTGCAAATAGTAGTTTTCCCAATAACTATCCGTCAAGGATAAATTATAGCCCACTCCATTGTGAGAAAAATTCGCTCTAACTTTCTTTTTAGAATAATGCATCACTACTTGAACAGTGACTTCGGCTACTCTAACCAGGCAAAGAGATGACGTTATAACATCATCAAATCTCACAGGAACTTCATCATTTAAACCCAATTGAGTGTGAAAGCCGTTCACCCAAAGAGCATCGGGATTTTCCGCCAAAGCTGCAGCTTTTTCCCAGTTCAAAGAACCTAGCCGTTCCCACCAATTACTGGACGAAATTAACCAATTTTCTGTTTGACACGCCTGAGGATTTGGCCTTATCAGCGGCACTTCCACAACATCAAGTACGAGGGGCTCTGAAATAAGTTCAGATTCAGGCTCTTTAATTAGCGTATCCTGAAAATTCAAACCCTGCCCTTCACGCGCACTCACGGGACGAATCCAATCGCCCCACCTGCCATCCAAATATTCACGCCCTGCCAAACAACGTTCCTTATGTTTACGTGAAATCGCGAGCAACAATATTGTCTTCTTAATCATTTCCCCTCCAATAGCTGGCCGATCAACTAATTACCTTCATCGCCTTCGGCCTCACAAGGCAACGAATCCAAGTATTCAGCTATCACATCGCCATGACAGGCCTGAGGCTTACAAAAACATGCCAACTTAAGCCCTTTCAACCCCATTACAGCACTTCTAAAACCTTCGTCCGTTCGTATTTTTTCAGTAAAAAATCCGCGATACCGCTCAATTACCTCTTCACGATCAGGACCATCTCCTTGACTTATTGCATACGGGTTTCCCCACGGCGACCCCCGTCCGATATAGACATCAAAATCATTTGTTAGCTTTTTATTCACAACCCTAGTAACCGAAACCGGAATCACTTTAGTCTTGCGCCTTTGCAGCCTAGCCTCAAATAACAACTGCGACAGGTCTTCTCCATCCCAAATCAATATCAGATGCGTGTACTGACCCATAGCCTTACGGGCTGAAACGCGGCTTTTAACTTTCACAGCTTCTGCATTTGGCCATTTCGATGTCACAACCTCACGCAAAACAAGATGGTTATCAACATAACCTACAACCCCATCAAACGCGCTGATCTTTGCCACTTCTTTAAAGACCTGAACTTCACGAATTGATGCCGAAACGGCTATCAGCAATCGAATTTCTTCCACATTCAACCTCAT